TACTGATTCTGATCCAAAAGCTTTAGCATCTCGTCCATACGCTGCACCATTACTAGCTGATGCTTCAGCGTTAACTCCTACACCTACACCAAAGGATGCACTTGCAATTGCTCCAAAACCTATTGCAATTCCATATTGCCCAGCTGCTGTTGCTGCTGAACTAGTTAGAGAAGGTGCTGATATCATTGACTCACTTGCCGCTCCACTTATTAAACCAGCAATTCCGGTTATTCCACTTACTGTAGATCCTGTGAAGTCAACTGTTCCACTTACAAAGTTTGTTGCAGTGTTAGTCATTTCTATGTTAGTAGCTCCTCCACCACCATCAGTGATAGCTTTTGCAGTCGCAGTTAGTGCGAGGTTGTCTGTTGTTTTAATCAGTCCTAGATAACTTTGATCAATCTGATTTCCTGTTAATGCTGCCATATTTTTCTTTTATTGTTTATTTTATTATGTTTATTAAATTTAACAGTTGCAACATGTACATTGACATGATTTACCACAACTACATTCTTTACAATTACATTTCATATCTGTTTCTATTTTTTAACCTACTTCCCAAACTCTAGTTTCACCTTCCCATAATCTTGTATCTTCATTCCATATAAAGTTTGGTGCAGGTGGAACTCCGTTACATGCCTCATCAGCAATTGCATACCACCAAGAACCGTTTACAGGTTGAGTTAAGTTATAATAATTAGCAAGAGCAATTACCCATGAACTATTCACAGGAGTTGTTACACCTAATTGAAAACATAGTGTTTGAAGCCATGATCCGTTTACAATTGTAGTTGCTCCTAAATGTATTGCATATGCAGAGATCCAGCTTCCGTTGTTAGGTGCTGTAACTGCACCACCACTGGCACATTCTACATAATCTTTCGTTACTGATTTAATATCCATACGTTATGAAATATAATTATTGTTTATGTTGTTAGTTTTTTAACTTTGTGACTGCATCTATAACTCCTTGTGTACCTATGTAAACTGTGGCAATGATTACCCAGTCACTACTTGTAACATCTCCAAAGATTGCTAATGCTGTTGCTGTACAAAAAACAAAAAGCTTTTTACTTAACCAACTGTTTAGAATTTTGTCTAACTTTCCCATCTTTATTTAAATATACTTTTAGTTTACCTATGTTCGATTTAGTCGCTTTAGACTGTTGTGGAAGGTCCACAGTCCGAACATTCGCCCCATCTGTCTTCATAATATGTTTCATTATTTCTTGGTGTTACTAATCCAGCAAAATATGGATTTCTTTTATTTGGCATCATTCCGTCGGTACCAGGATTCTGATACTTAGGAAATAAGTTTGGATTATCTTGGAAGAAGTTTAGTAACCTTTTGTTATAAAACTCTGCTGTGTCCAATGTACTTTGTCTTAAGTATTGTAACTCATCTAAAGTAGTTGGGCTAGTTTCCTCTGACGTGCCATTTAAGATGCCTTGATTAGCGATCTTATATTTTATACTCGGTAACATTAAATAGAGAGCGTACTGCATTAGAGTAGGCCCTATGTAATCATTAAGTAGAGTTTGCTCATCTGCAATAAGAGTACCTGCAATAATACCATCTTTTAAATGATTATAAAACCTGGTGCCTAAGGTATCTTGTAAATAGATGTCTTGTGCTTGCAAAATGAACGGAGTAATATCATCCATCCTAACATTGTCGTCAAGCTGAGTCCATTGCTTCATTCTTTGTTCTGAAACTAGTAATGCTGTATTTGCCATATTATTCGTTTGCTATATTTGTTATGTTTTCTTCTACTGCTGGATCATCTGCATCAGTTCCTATTATCATTGGCACTGGTTCTACTTCTAACTTAACATTATATCCTGCAAGTTTTAGTAAATATCCATAAGTATCTAATACTTTACTTTGTTTTGGTCTTACGACCGTGTTCATAAAATGAGAATACGAAGTGATTATTTCATCCGAGTTTGATGAGAATCCTGCACCATCTTTGATACCGAGGAGTAAGGGAGATGTGATTCGATGAGCAGTAAGGATACGAGAAGTAATCCTAGCCTCGAGAGTAATGTAATAATCATCATTCGCATTCTCTATAGGAGTAACTTGTAATTCCTTTCCTGGTTCAGAGAACGCTAAAAAGAATCTACCTGCATTTTCTTCACCACTGAATGTATCATCTATTTCATTATAAATATCTCTACGTTCTTCTGGTGAAGGAATTCCATTTCTAAACTGTACAAACATAGACGGTGCTAAACCATTTGAAATGTTTGCATTATGGAATCTACTTACACGAGCATCAAGTTGTATATCATTAACACCACCAATATATGCAGGCAGTGGATAAACATCGTTACCAGGTGTATAGTTCATACAATAATAAATTTGACTTGCATTGTCTTTTTTATTATCTGTAACATTAAAAGCTTTATACTCTACTGCTTTATGTTTTCTTAGCTTTTCCCAATCAGAGCAATACCAATAAGATTCTACTCTATCTTCATCATTAGGTTTACCACTTCTTACATTAGCAAAAGGTATATGATAAATTTCTGCGATTCTTGTTCCTTCTTTATTCCAAATAACATTTACAGAATATCCACCGTATAGTGTATAATCTAATGCAATTTTAGAAAAGATGTCGTTAATTGTTTCTCCATCGGTATTGATATAATCTACACCATACTCTTTTATACCTTCTCCGTATATGCCGTCTTTAATTGCATCTATACATGTATGATTCATTGCTGAGGTATCATATAATTCAATAAGTGTTTGTGGAAATAGGTTATCTAATCCAAACTTAATGTAATCCTTTCCTCTTTGTTCTTGGATAATTGGTAAATCAATAGCTTCAAACTTTGAGCCTTTAATTGAATATAATCCTTCTGGGTTTGTGTTTCTCATATTACTTTTTAATAATTAGGTCTATAGTAAACCGTACTTTCTCTGTCTTCGTTATTACTTACGTAATCTGTTGTTCCTAAATCTCCTCCAGGCACTGTTATAAGTTTAACAAATCCTTTATAAGGTCCTAAGGTCCAACTGTAATAGCCATTAGTATGCTTATCTTTAAAAGTAGCATCTACGGTTACAGTAAATTGCATGTACCTTGCATTTTGTACATTTAAAGTTACAGCTGAACTTGCATCAATAATAGGTGTTTGAGAGTATTCACTAGTCATAGTAAATTCCCAGCTATTATCAAAAGTAATATCTGCATCATTAATGTAAAGTACCATTTCTGTACTGTCAACTTTTGTAGTCATATCTTAGCCTTTATTTATACTAAGAAATATACTTTCCTAGGGAGTTGTAACTACCTAATATATATTCTATGGAAAAAAAGATAAAGTTTGGTGAATTTGAGTGCAATGTCACTACAAAGCTCTACGGATTAGATGATCCAATTGTAAAATTTGTAATAGGAAAAATGGGATCCTTAGATTGGACTGATTATAAATTGTATGTACATGGAAGCATTTTAAATGACTCTCCTGCTAATGATATAGATTTTACTATTACAGGTCCACAAGATCCTATACGAGTTAACGACTTGCTTAGAGACTGTGTTAGATGTGGTTATGAAACTAATGTACAAGTTGATATTAAGTTCTTGTTAAGTGGTGAACTATTTGACTTTCCTTCTCATACACCTGGTGATAAGCACTCATGTATGTATGCTCACTATGCTCCTTCAATAACCGTTGATGGAACTACCTATGATTATGCGCAAAGATTTAGTGGCTATTGGATCACCCAAAAAACATGGCCTAGTGCAAAATCTTATCTATCTCCACAATCTCCAGTCTTAATTGAATGGCACTAAAAAAGGGTACCTAAATTAATAGATACCCTCTTTGTTTTATTATTGTGGTTGCTTACGCTTCTACAATACTTCCAGTAACTTCGAATGATGGATCTTCTTCCATTCCACTAATTACTAATTCATATCCGTTTCTGTCGCCATAAGCGGTACCTGATACAGATGAACCTGATGCCATGAATGCTCCTCTTTTAACACCAACAGAGAAATACTTGTCGTTGTTATCTTTGAAGACAACTACCATGTTAGTTGCTTGAGCCATCAGTAAAATCTGATCTCTCTTTGCAGCTTCCATTTTGTTGAATATCATTGTTAGAGCTTGGTCATAAAATACTGTGCCATTCTCTTGTGATACATTAATAGTTTCTGTAAATGAACTAGTTTGTCTTGGAACTTCGAACTCAAAAAAGTCACTAGGCGTCAGAGCGGAACCACCAACAGTTATTGCTGTGATAGTACCTGCAGTTTCTGTAATAGATTGTACTGGTCCGTTAGCGATAAAGATTTTATCAATACCACCATTAGAGTCGTTACAGTCTAAAGTGAAACCTGCTGTTAAATTGCTACATGCCATAGTTTACTTGTTTTTTTTAGTTTTTAGTTTAAGATTATAAGTCGTTAGTACCGAATTGATCTACTTGAGATACGGCTACACCTAATCTCCATTTAGCGATGAATTTTACAACATCTTGTCCTTTATCATAAAAGAACTGTACTGTTGAAGCATCATCCTCTAAACCTGTACCAGCAACGATCATTGAAGCAGGTCCTGCACATACATAGTCAGATCCAGTTAAACCTGAAGTCTTTACTACTTTAATGTTTGCACCTGGTAATTCGAAAGATCTTCCGTCACCTTGGTCATAGTGGTAATAGTTTTGTGCAACTAATGCTCTACGTAAAGTGTTAAAGTTAGCAGGAGATACGATCATAATTAAATCATCTCTATCTTTACTAGCTTCAGCAACTGCATCAAAGATATTTAATGCTTGCTCTACAGCGTTAGTTAAAGTCCATGCAAGTGGGTTAGCAGAAGCGTTAGCTCC